ACACCGGACCGTATGCCTCGGATCGACCGGCACGGGCAGCGCACCGTCTCCGGCGACATCGTCGTCGAGATGCGTCCCGCAGACTATGACTTCCTCCTCGAGGACGCGCTGTTCGGGACGTTCACGACGAACGTGCTGAACACCGGGACGACCGTCTCGTCCTTTACTCTCGAGGACGGCGCGCTCGACATCACGCAGTATCGCGCCTTCACCGGCTGCATGGTCAACACGATGCAGATGTCGATCGCGCCGAACCAGATGACGACCGCGACCTTCGGGATCATCGGCAAGGACATGACGCAGAGCACGAGCCCGCTCGACGCGAGCTTGACCGCCGCCTCCGGGAACGAGCCTTTCGACAGCTTCTCCGGCGCAATCAGCGAAGGCGGGACCGCGATCGCTTATGTGAACTCGATCGACTTCACGCTCAACAACAACCTGAACCCCGCTTTCGTGCTGGGGTCGGTATCAACTCCGCAGATGGAGTTCGGGCAATCGACGCTCGAGGGCACGATGACCGTCTACTATCAGGACAAGGCGCTGATCGATAAGTTTCTCGGCGAGACCGAGAGCTCGCTCTCGATCGTGCTGGACGACCGGGTCGCTGGGAAAAACTACACGCTGCTCATGCCTCGGATCAAAATCAACGGCGCGGCCGTCCCGGTCTCGAGCCCTCAATCCCGGCTCATCACGATCCCGTTCGTCGCCCTGCGCGACAGCGTGACGGGAACGCAGTTCCGCGTCACCCGCACCGTCTGATAGGGCATCGCATGGACCTCTACGACCTCACCTTCCGCGACACCTACACTTATCAGATCCTGCACCCGATCACCAAGGAACCCGTCCCGCACGCGGACGGGGATCCTCAGTGGATCGAGCTCTACGGATCCGACACCCGGCAATATCGCAACGCTCTGGCCGAGGTCGCTCGGCTCGACCTCGCCGACCCGACCGAGAAGCTGATCGCGTTCCTCGGCCGGATCACGGCGCGCTGGCATATCGAAGTCGGAGGCGCGACACCGAAGATCGAGGACGCGCCCGAGATCTTCGGGAAGCTCCCGTCGTGGCTGCGCGATGACGTCTTCGCGGCGGCGTCGGACCGCGCCAATTTTTTCGGCGCAGCCTCGGGGAGCTGATCGCGCACGCCGGGGCGGTTTTTCTGCTCGCGCAGAAGGACAAGGACGGGATCACGCTGCGCGAGCATTACGAGCAGGCCGAGAAGGCGACGGGAGTTCGACCACCAGAGCTCGATGTCCCGCCCTTGCCGGAGACGCTGACCGAGTTTTGGGGCGTTTTTCTGCGCTTGCACCGGGCTCGACAGGCGGACGCGCCGATAGCCTTTTCCGAGGTCTTGGCGTATAGTTCGCTCACGGGGCGGATCTTCACGCCGCTCGAGGTCGATGCGATCTCCGAACTCGATGCTCTATGGCACCAAGAGAGGGCTAAGAAATGGACGTGATCTCCCTCGGCGTTGAGGTCAAAACCACTGGCGCGCAACGCGCCAGAGACGAGCTCGGTCGATTTACAAGCGCGACGAAAAGCGCGGCAGGTGCATCGGACCAGCTCGAGGACCAGCTTCGTCGAACGCAGGCCGCAACCAATCAATTTGCGTCGTCGCAGACCAATGCCGCGTCCTCGACGACGGCGCTAGGTCGTGGGATGACGGGCCTCGGCGGCGCGTTTAAGCAGAACTCGAGCGGCATCCAAAACGCGAGCTTTCAGCTTCAAGACATCATCGTGCAGATGGAGATGGGCGTCCCGATCTCCCGCACGCTCGGGCAACAGCTCCCGCAGCTCCTCGGGGGGTTCGGCGCGCTCGGTGCGGTCGTCGGTCTTGCCGTTGGATCAATCCTCGCCATTGGCGGCGCGATGCTGGGCGCGTCGACTAATTCTAAAACACTCAAGGAAAGCATCGACGAGCTTGAGGACGCGATCGCCCGGCTCAACTCCGTCCGAAAAGAGGCAACCTCCTCCGAGCTTGCCGAGAAATACGGGGCTCAAGCAGCGGACGCGCGCGAGCTTCTGGAAGTGCAACGCCAGATCCTACAGATTGAAGCAGAACGCGCTTTTCGTGCTGCGTCGACAGCGGTCACAGATGTCCTCGGGGCCGGGCTCGAAAACCAGACGATCGAGACCGCGATCACAAACGCGATCGAGCTCAACAAGGTCAATCAAGAGCGGATAGCCCTTGCCGAGATGGGGGAGAGGATCGCGCGCGGCGAGCTTCAACTCACCGGCGAGCAAGAAGAAGCCTATATTCGGCGAAAGCAGGCGCTCGACGAGAGCCTCGAGCCCCTCCTCGAATATCGTCGCGGGCTAAACAATATCGCGATGATGTTTCAAGTCTCGGAGGACGCGGCATCTAAGCTGCTATTCCAGCTCATCGCCGTGCGAGACGCAGAGACGGACAGCTCGCGCTTGGATGCGACGCAAGCTCTCGTGCGAGCGATCGAGGAAGTCACCGGAGGTCTCAAGCTATCGACTGACGAGGCGTTGAACCTCGTCGAGGAGCTTGTTCGGTCTGGGCAGCTTGGGCTTGAACTAAAGGGCGCGCTATCTGGTGGAGCTGATGAAGCCGCGAGAATGGCAGACGAGCTTAGTCGCGCAGCGTCAAACGCCTTGGCCGCGTCTCAGAACGCATTGACCGCGCGGCGCGAAGCCGAGATCAGACAACGGTTCGCAAATGACCCCGTCGGACAAGCCCGCGCTCTCGCGGAAGTTAGAAACCCGGTTGTTCGCCAAGGGGATCTCCCAGATCCCGTTGCGCGTTTTATCAACAGCCTGCGCGGGGAAACGATCGAGAACAGCGCGGCCGCAGCTCAGATCGACGCAGACACGAGAAAATTTCTCGACACGCTCAAGGGCGGCTCGAAAACCCTCAACGACATCGAGCGCGACGCGGCGCGGCTCTACGAGAGCACCCGCACCGAAGCGGAACTCTACGCCGCAGAGCTCGAGAAGGTCGAGGCGCTGTTCGCGGTCGGTGCGATCAACGGCGAAGTCTACAGCCGCGCGCTCGAGGATCTGAACGCTAAGTTCGACCCGTTCACGAAGCTGATGATCGGCGTCGCAGACACCATCGAGAACGAGCTCAACAGCGCCTTCGCGTCCGTCCTCAAGGGCACGGCGGATCTCGGGGACGCGCTGCTCTCGTTCGCCTCGAACGTCCTTGCCAAGGTCGCGCAGGATCTGTTCGCCCAGCAATTCGCGGGGCCGATCTCCGAGGGCATCAAAGCGATCTTCTCGGCCAACGGCAACGTCTTCGACGCTGGGGGCGTCACCGCCTTCGCCAAGGGCGGCGTCGTCGGCGGGCCGACGGTCTTCCCGTTCGCCAACGGGATCGGGCTCATGGGCGAGGCAGGGCCGGAGGCGATCATGCCGCTCTCGCGCGGCGCAGACGGCAAGCTGGGCGTCATCGCAAGCGGTGGCGGCGCGCCGAGCGTCACGATCAACAATTACAGCGGGCAAGAGGCCAGCGCCTCGAGCGACAGCGCCGGGAACATCGTCATCGAGATCGGGCGCGCGATCGCGCAGGACATCACGTCCGGCGGGCCAAGCTACCGGGCGATCCGCAGCACGTTCGGGCTCTCAAACCGCTTGCAGCAAAGGGGCTAAATCATGCCGACTTGGCCGGGAACGCTTCCGCAATACTTCGAGGTCGGCGTGCAGGACACGCGACAGCAGGGCTTCATCCGCTCGCAGACCGACACTGGGCCTTATAAGCAGCGCAAGCGGTTCACCGCGACGGCGCGGTTCCTCTCCGGGACGATGCTGTTCACCGGCACCGAGCGCGCGACGTTCGAGACCTTCTACAAGACGACGCTCTCCGAGGGGACCGACGCCTTCGACTTCATCGACCCGGCCGACTTCTCGACGATCTCGGCGCGCTTCGTGCAGCCTCCGACCCTCTCGGCCGTCGCAGGCGGGGGCACCGCCGGGACCGCCCAGTGGCGTATCGACCTCGCGCTCGAGGTGCTCCCGTAATGCCGCGCACGCTCCCGACGACGGTCATCACGGCCGTCAACTCCCAGACGACGACGAGCGCGTTCCTCGTGCTGCTCGAGGTCTCGCACAGCGCGATCGGGACATTTTATTTCGTCAACAACACCGAGAACGTAATATCCGGCGCGAACACCTACGTCGCTTTCCCGTTCTCGGTCACGCTTCCGCCGGACGACCCGGAGCTGCAAGTTCGGGCGCGGCTCACGCTCTCGCACGTCACGAGCGAGCTCAACGTCCTGCGGACGATCGCCGGGCAGCGCGAGCGCGCGACCTTCTCGCTCAAGGTCATCGAGGCCAGCGACCCGACGGTCGTCTTGCAGAGCGTCTCCGGGCTGGTGGCGGCATCGGTAAGCTATAACGCGGACGTGATGGACATCGATCTCACGATCGACAACTTTCTGACGGAGCCCTTCCCAAGTGCAACCTTCGCGCCTTCCAATTTCCCCGGTATCTTCTAACTGGTGGAACGCCTATGTCGGGATCCCGTTCGCGTGGAATGGGTCGACGCGCGACGGGACGTCGTGCTGGGGGCTCGTTTGCATGGTCTACAGCGATGTCTTCGGGATCCGGCTCCCGCGCTTCGACGAGCTCGAGGAGCAGATCGAGGGCGGCGCGGAGAGCGTCGCGGACTTCGCCTCGACCGGACGCGAGATCCCGATCGAGGAGGCGCGCTCGGGCGACGTGCTTCATATGTGGGGGATGCACCGGGGAAAGCGGCGCGCGACCCATTGCGGGATCGTCACCGAGCCGGGCTTCGTTCTTCATGCGGAAGAGGTCGTCGGATCTTGCATTTCGCGCTATAAGGGGGACAACCGTTTCTTGCAGCGCGTGATCGGAGCTTACCGCCTTGAATGATCTGACCCCCCACAGAGAGAGCGCGCTGGCCGAATACATCGAGGTCACGCTGGTATTGAACCCGCTCGCGCAGGGCGATCGGCTCGTCGTGCGCGTCTCGCCCTCGGGCACGCTCGCCGATCTGATCTCGGCGCTGGTCCCGGACGAGCTCGACCGCGATCATATCAGCGCCTTCCTCGGCGGTGATTACATCGAGCCGCAGCTCTGGGCAAAGATCCGGCCGAAGTCGGGCTCCTCGGTCTATCTGCGGATGGTCCCGCAGGATCCGGTCTCGATCATCTCGATCCTCGCGACCGCAGCCGCTCCGACGATCACGACAGCGATCGGGTTCACCGCCGGGACGCTCGCCGCCTCGATCGCGGGCGCGGCGATCTCGATGGCGATCACCTACGCCGCCTCGGCGCTGATCGGACCCCGGCAAAGCCAAAACCGCGCCGAGAGCCCGACTTATGCGATCAGCGCAGCGCGCAACGGGATCTCCCCGTTCCAGACCGTCCCGGTCGTTCTGGGCACGCACCGCATGGTCCCGCCTTACGGCGCGGCACCCTATACCGAGGTCGTCGGGAACGACCAGTTCCTGCGCTTCGTCCTGATCTGGGGCTATGGGCCGGTATCGGTCTCGCAGATCAAGATCGGGAACACCCCGATCGAGGATTATATCGACGTCGAGACCGAGCACGATTTCGCGGGCAGCGCGTCGACGCTCGGGCTCTATCCCGGCGACGTCTCGCAGGAGGACCTCTCGATCCGCACGACGACGACCTTCGTCTCGCGCACGACCGCTCTCAGCACCACCGAGATCGGGATCACGATCACCTTCCCGTCTGGGCTGTTCCAAAGCACATCGAAGGGCCGCAGGAACGCTTCGACGCGCATCGTCGGGGAATACCGGCTCGTCGGCGCGGGGTCGTTCACCGCGTGGTTCGACGAGACCTATACCGACGACACCGCGCAGGTGAAGCGCGTCTCGCAGCGCAAGACAGGGCTCACCTCTGGGCAGTATGAGGTCCAGATCAAGCGGTTCGCGGCCGAGGAGAACCTCACGAACGACCGGATCTTGGATCGAGCAGATTGGACAGATCTGCGCTCGTTCAACACCAACACGCAGCCCGTGCTCTTGCCGGGCATCGCGAAAAGCGCGTTCAGGATCAAGGCGACCGACCAGCTCAACGGCGTCGTCGATCAGCTTAACGCGGTCGTCTCGCTCCTGATCCCGACGTGGAACGGCTCGGCGTGGACGACGGCGACCAGCGCGACCTCGAACCCGGCCGCGATCTTCCGCTATGTCCTCAAGGGCGCGCCGAACAAGAAGCCCGTCGCGGCCGCGAACATCAACGACGCCGCTCTCGGCGCGTGGTTCACCTTCTGCCAGACGAACGGCTTCGCCTTCGATCAGGTGATCGACTTCCAGCTCTCGGTCCGGGATCTCTTGCAGGACGTGGCGAACGCGGGCAAGGCGAGCCCGGCCTATGTCGATGACAAGTGGACCGTCGTCATCGAGCAGACGCGCTCGACCGTCGTCCAGCACTTCACGCCGCGCAACACCCGGAACTTCGCCGGGCGGATCCTCTACAACGAGATCCCGGACGCGCTGCGGATCCGGTTCTTCAACCGGAACGCCGACTATCGCGAGGACGAGCGCGTCGTCTACGACGACGGCTTCAACGAGGCGAACGCGACGACCTTTCAGGTGATCGACCTCCCCGGCCAGACGAACCCGGACAACGTCTACAAGCTCGGGCGGCATTACATCGCCTCGGCGCGCCTCCGGCCGGAGATCTTCACGTTCGAGGTGGACATCGAGCATCTCGTCGCGCTGCGCGGCGACTTGTGCAGGCTCACGCACGACGTGCCGGGGATCGGCCAGATGTCGGGGCGCGTCGTCTCGCGCGCGACGAACACGATCGTGCTCGACGAGCCGGTGACGCGGGAGGCGGGCAAGGTCTACACGTTGCGCGTCCGGGTGACGACCACCGGCGCGACGCTCGCGCTCACGGTCGCGGCGTCCTCGACGACCGTCACGAGCGACACCGTGACCGTGACGAGCGGCGGGACGTCGGTCAACGTCGGGGATCTCTACCAGTTCGGCGAGCAGAACATCGAGAGCCTCGAGGTGCTGGTCGCCGCGATCGAATATATCGACGACCTCGCGGCGACCGTGACGTGCGTCCCTTACTCCCCGGCGGTCTATAACTCGGCCGCGACGATCCCGCCTTACACGACCGCGCTCTCCGCGCCGGTCTCGGCGTCGTTCACTGGACCACCGATCCCGAAGATCTCGCAGGTGGTCTCGGACGAAAGCGCGCTGCAAGTCACCTCGAGCGGCGCGGTCGTGCCCTCGATCTTCCTCTATGTGCAGCCCGGCAAGACCGCCAAGACCAACGACGGCACCGTGACCCGGACCGCGTTCTTCCAAGCGCGCTTTCGCAGATCCGGCTCGTCGGACCCGTTCACATACATGCCCTATAGCGCGGTCGATACGCCCTACGTCCAGATCTTCCCGGTCGAGAGCGGGCTCTCCTACGACATCGGCGTCCGCGCGATCGGGCCGGACGAGGCGACGACGAGCATCTTCGCCGACATTGCGAACCACCAAGTGATCGGCGCGAGCGCCAAGCCTCCGCAGGTCGACACCTTCTCGCTCAACACGATCGGCGAGCATACCTACGTCGAATGGACCTATCCCTCGATCGCGGTCGACGTGATCGGCTACGAGATCCGCTACTCGGCGAACCAGAACAACACGGCTTGGACCTCGATGACCGTCCTATCGGACGCGGTCCCGCGCGAGGCGCGCTCGTTCACCGTGCCGAGCCGCTCGGGATCCTATGGCATCAAGGCGATCGACGTCCTCGAGAACCGCTCGGTCTTGGCGACCTTTATCAACGCCTCGCTCGAGGATCCGGCCGCACAAAACGTCGTCGCAACGCTCACGCAAGAACCGAGCTGGTCCGGGACGAAGACGAACATCGACGTGACCGGCGGCGCGATCCAGCTCTCAAGCGCAAATTACATGGCAAGCTGGGCGACGCTCGCGTCGACCCCGATCATCGGGTTCACATTCGACACAGGCTACGAGGAGCAGGGCATCTACGAGTTCGGGGAGACCGATCTCGGCGAGGTCTACACGTCTCGCGTGACCGTCGACGCCGTGGTCTCGACGTCCGGCGGGCTCTCGACGATGTCCGGGTGGGTCACGCTCGCGGGCCTCGCGGATCTCGCAGGTGACGACACCGGCGACGAGGTTACGGTCGAGCTGCAAGTAAACTACTCGATCGTCGACAGCGCGACCCCGGTCTATCAGGGGTGGCGGCGCTTCGTCGTCGGGGACTACACGGCGCGCCACCTTAAATTCCGCGCGGTCTTGACGACCCGGTTCTCGACGATCTCCCCGATTATCAGCGCCTTGACCGCCGTCATCGATATGCCGGATCGCGTCGATTATGGGAACGACCTCGTCACCGGCGCGGGCACTTACTCGGTCGCGTTCTCCCCGTGGTTCAAGGAGCTCAGATCTGTTACTATCGCCGCGCAGAATA